CATCTTTTTCTAAATAATTGATTTTCTCTTAATTGTTTTCTATCTTCTACCCAACCATGATTCTTAGGACCACGATGTTTTTCGAGGCCACAATAATAACAGGTTTGATTTTGATGATAGAAAGCAGAAAATGTTATTTCTGCTTCACGTCCGCATTTGCAGCGATAATGATATTTGTAATTAATTCCTTTATATTCATTATCTAGGAATTCACAACCTCGTTCTTTGAAAATATGTCTGACTTCTTCTAAAGACTTTTTCTTTTTGTGGCCCCACTTTGTACAATGGCCACAACGCTTTCCTTTTGTGAAGTTATTCCATGTGGTTGTCCCATATTCTCCGCATTTGCAGCGATAATCCATGGGTTCCAAGCATCCATAATATTCATCAAGCAATTCGCACCCTTGCTGTTTGAAATATTCCGCAACTTCTTCTGTAGTTCTTTTTAGCATAATTAAAATCTCCTTACAATAATATAGTAAGGAGATTTTAATTTAGTCCAATATAATAAAAAAAAATTAGTCCACTCTAATCCATCGTGATGGCTGGCAAATCGCCCCAGCGATAAATTAAATCTTCTTTCCACTGTGCTCTTTCTTCTTTTGCTTCGGCTAGAAGATTTTGTCCATCGAGTTGCATCCCGCCCCCCGGCCCCGGAGGTGCGGGATATTTGCTTCTAATTCTTCCGACGATTTCTTTGGCGTAGCTAAGAGCACCCTCTTGCATAGCCTGAGTTACTTCTTCCCAATCTTTATTTCTTTGCAAATAATGAACTAATATTTTCGATGACCTAGATGGTGTAGGATAGACTTTAATATGTTTAAGACCTCCAATGAATTCCCATCCGCCGAGATTTGAGCTAACTCTTGAATACATTTGTTCATATTGTTTATATAAAACCCATTCGCCCATTCTTCCCCAAATAGGTTGGATAGGGTCAATCAAGCCACCCTGAATAGATGCGTAAGCACCACCGGGGTAGAAATATTCAACTGGGATGGCTCCATCTAAGTCAGATGCTTGGAAGGCGAATGTTCCTTGTTCTTTATAGAACACATTTCTTACTATTCCCACATTAGGAGGTAATTCATATACACTTTTCCCCGGAACAGAATTCATTGCGTAATAATTGAAATACTCTCTTGGTGCATAATCTTCTAGAATTTTCAAAGATTGGTCAACACAGAAGTCTATATTTTGTTCATCTAATTCTAGTTTTATTGCGGGTGCTCCCAACATATTCAAAATATAATCTCTTATTTGCATTCGGACTTTTTCTCTGTTTGGTCTTGGTCCTAATTCATTTTTATTCAGAGGGTCTACAGGTCCAAGGTCTGAACATGATGAGGGACACTGAACAGATGTCATGGTGTTGTTAGACGGTCTTCCGATTGCTAAAGTATTATTGGCCATTATACATTTATATACTCGCTGGACTATATTATTTTATGGTTAAACAAGAAGTAATCCTTGGTGATTGTATGCAAATCATGTCTGAAATGGACCCGAAGAGCATAGATGTTGTAGTTTGTAGCCCTCCTTACAATTTGGGAAAAGACTACAAAACATATGAAGATAAGCTGCCTCGTCAAGAATATCTAGAATGGACAAGTAAATGGATGCAACTTGTAAAACAAGTCTTAAAGGATGATGGGTCTTTTTTCCTAAACATAGGGTTCACTAATAAAGACCCATGGTTAGGCATGGATGTAGCAACGGTAGCGAGAGAAATATTTATATTACAGAATAATATATCTTGGATTAAGTCTTTGTTTATAGACGGCAAGACGTTCGGGCATTTCAAACCCGTACAGGGTGGAAGGTTCATTAATAATACATTTGAACACATTTTTCATTTTACAAAGGATGGTAATGTTAAAGTAAATAGATTAGGTATTGGTGTCCCTTATAATGATAAGCTTAATGCCGAACGATGGAATAACGAAGGTGGTATAAGATGTCGTGGTAATTGTTGGTTTATTCCATATGAGACAATAATTAGAGAGGCGGAAACTGGTGTGTCTGAGGCAGAGGTAGAAAAAAGTTGGCTAACTGTTTCAGAGGCGGCAGAAAAAGCTAAAGTAAACAAAGCCATTATCACAATGGCGGCAAATGCTGGAAGGTTGATAAACAACGGGAAGAAAAGAAGAGAAAGACGGATTGACCCCGTAGATTTGGCGAGGTGGATGGAAGAGAGGTTTGCGCCAAAAAACGCTGACCATCCGGCAATATTTCCTTGGAAACTTCCAGAGATGTGCATCAAGTTACATGGTTTGAAGGAGGATATGGTTATATTGGACCCGTTCTTGGGTTGGGGAAACACTTTGATTGCATCTAAAAAGTTAGGTGTTAATGGGATTGGAATTGATGTTGACAAAGAATATGTAAAAGAAGCTAAAAGTCAAATAAACAGCATACATATATGAGACGGTTTAAATTGAGGTAAAAAAAATGATAAAAAATTCATTTCGTTCTTTTGTAGAAGGAAGGTTATCTGGTAATTCTGTGAGGCAGGCCGCTGCGAGTAGGGTAGTTCCTATTGGTGGTTTCACGCCCGGACAAAAACGGGGGCCATCTATCTTTGGTGAAGCCACAAAAACAAATGTGCGTACTCCTAAAATGCCTATTTTGTTTGACGAGAGTGATATTAGGTTTCTTTTACAGTTTCCTCCGGGCAAGTGGCCAAACGCTCTTGCATGGAGATATGGTGAGGGTTTAAGATATGCTTCTTTAGAAAGAAAAAAATCAGGGGCGGCACCAGAAACGGGAACAATAACTTTAGCCGCTAAGGGTCGTGGTAAACCTATGACCTTCCAGAATGTACAATTACATATGGGGCCATTGTTAGATAAACTAATAACACCAATACATGAGGGAGGAGATTACGGATTCGACTTAGACCATTGGAAAGAAATTACAATGGAAGCAAAAACTCCCAAAGGAGAAAAGCGTCTTGTAACCCCCAACTATTTAGGATTACTCAAAAGCACTGCTGCTGGAGCCGTCCATGATTGGAAAGGAGCAATCCCGACAGGATTATTGGGAGACCCAGCGAAAGACTCAGTATTGGGAACGGCATCTGCTGGGCCGGGGAAACCCGCCACTGGAGTAGGTTTTCTATATGATGGAACAATTGCAAATTATAGTGCTGCGGGTGGAATTGTTAAGCCATTATATTCTCAAGCACAACTTTCTGGGATGATAGATGCAAAAGTAGGAGCAACCTCCGATGGAGCCGCTGTGGTGGATTATACTTATCAAATGGGTGATAAAACGGCCTCTTCACAAGAAAAAGTAAGCACACTTCTACCCGGAAAAATGTTTTCCCAAGGACGTTTGAATAATTTTGCAACTAGTAGATTAATGCTACAGGCACTTATAACAAAAGCATTTGAAACTAATCCAGAATTAATGTCAGAACCTTCATTAAAACCAGAACAAATTGCAGAAAGTTTACCTAAAGGAAAGATTTTAGAATTTGGTAAGAAAAGAATAGAAGTTCCTTACGATTCATTTATGGATTTATATGGTCAATCTAATGAAGAACTACAAGAAACAAAAGACGCTGAAATAAGTTTATCAGATTATCGAGCAGAGGAAAGAGCTACGGGAACAGGTCCGGGTGTTGTTTCTAAAGGTAAATACAAACCAAGCCAAATGACAAAAGGAAAAGAGCCTATTAGCGATGCTGATTTAAAAAGAATAGGATATACCAGAGCTAAATATACCGCTCTTATAGATAAATATTTCATAGCCATAAGTCCTCAAAACACAAATGTAATGGGATTAGATGGGTCAGAAATACAAAGTATAATCTTGCAAGGAATAGACCATGGCATTAAAACTGCCGAGGGTCAATATAATCCTTTACATGTAGATAGACTTAGAGAAAGCAAATCTATTATGTATATGAATGTTAGAGGATTAATTAAAAAACAAAACGGAAAAGGCCCATTTGTGAGTTTTGCAGAAGCTCTTAAAGAAGGAGATTCTGAACATATAGAGATGAGTTACCAAGACGCAAAAAGGGTGGTTATGGGCAGAACATCTAATTATGTGGCAGAAGTTGCCCAATTAGATTTGGGATATGGTACAAGAAGAAAACCAAAAAGGGGAGAAAGTTTAGATGCTCCTATGAAAAGTGGCAAAAGTAAATACGGGACGTTCGATATTGATGCTGCCGATGCACTTAGAGGAGGAGGAAAATATGAAGACGACGATGAACGAAAAATTGTTACTGGAATAAAAGATGGTAAAATAACTTTTGCTTATCAATCTGGCGAGATGTGGGCAAAAGCAGACAGAATTCAAAAAGATAAAAAGAAGGATATAGAAGGTGGTAATATTTCACAAATTGCTAAAGAATCTCAGGTGAGAACTGAGCTAGAAGTTTACTTTATGTCTCAATATGTTCTTGAAAAAGATTTAGAAGAAAGTGAGTACGACATGGCGGCTATCAAAAACTATGCTCGTACTATGTCAAATAGAATTCTGGCTAAAAAGGGTTTAACTCTAATTCGAGGAACACCAGATATTGGAGGTGCCGACGAGAAACGGTGGTTAGCACAAATCGTAAAAAATCAAAAAACTATTGATTCTGTAAAACAGGGTCATTATAAACCAATGTTTGCACCAGATTTTGGAGAAGAAACACAACAAACACAAGCTGGACAGCAACAACGTCAGGCCGCACCTTCTCCTGAAGAAGCGACCCCTGAAATAAGTCATGATGTAGATTTTAATTTGCCAACTGCTGATATGTTTAGACATCCAGATGATGTAAAAGATTATATAAATGCCCCTGCGTTTACTCAAGGAGTTTCTTCTCAAGGGTTTATTGAAAAATTAAGAACTAATCCGCAAGAAATGGCAAAAGCCAAACAGCTTAATGCTGTATTACAATCTCAAGCTTTGGCGGCGGCGATTGCTAAAGCTGGTGAGCAGGCGGGAGCAGCATAGGTCTAAAAATGATAAGTTTCAAACAATGGCTGAATGAAATGGCGGGGACAGGTGCCATCTATGATGGCACCCATTCCCCTGATTTTAATTGGTGGGGCAGTCCTGAGATATACCATAAAAAGAAGAAAAAGAAACGTAAAAAGAAGAAAAAATGAATTCTTTAGGAAGAAATCCATATCCTGAAGCTCTGGTAAAATTTGTCATGCAATTGTTGCCAAAAGATATAGTTCAAAAGCATTGGACAATATTAGAAAGAGTTTCGGATTCTGTTCGTCACGAGAATGATTATCGACGGGTTGCTATGATGTTAATAGAAATATACCAAGCCGGATTTATTCTTTCGACAAATCAACATAAAGCTTTATTAAAAACAAAAGGGATAGATGTGTCAATAATATCCCCTGTTGAAACCCCTAAAATTTTTAAAACAGATTAAGTAAAATCTGGTTGATAATCTGAAACAACTGCCTGAACAACAAATCCACCAGATTTTTCTCTCATATCATTTACTTTCCACCAACGATAATCACCAAATTTTACCCCATCCCTATATTTGCTAGGGTAGAGTATGGAGTTTTTTGTTAATTCTATATTAGTCCAAAAGAGAATCATAAAATCTTCTCTCTGTATTATGATTCCTTCAAAAGTAAATTTTTCTCCATACTGATTTTTTTTATATGATTCATCATATAAATCATCTTTATGTTCTTTGATGATAACTGGCTGGCAGTGAATCACAACAACATTCTTAAGATATAAAGGTTTTTCTTCTTTTACTTCGGGTTCTTTTACTTCAGGGTCTATTACTTCAGGTTTTTGAAGTGGAAATGATTTAGGGTCTATTACTTCAGGTTCTACTTCAGGTTCTACTTCAGGGTCTATTGCTTCAGGGTCTATTACTTCAGGTTTTTGAAGTTGGAATGATGGCAAAAAATCTCCCAACTCTGTTAGGGTTTTATCCCAATCAAAGTTGTGTATTATAAACTCATCTTTTTCCGCCCAAAATTCTTGGTCTGAAACAAGAGGATTAGGGGAATTAAGACGATATACTGTCCCATCTTTCTTTTTAATCACATTATATCCTTTTTAGCTATAAGACTTATATATATTCTAGCTAGATTAAAGTAGTTACTAGTAGTATATAAAACGAAAGGATAAAAAAGATGTCTTTAATTGCACCAGTTGAAGGAGAGGCGAATCTGTTAGGATATATGTTGGGAGAAACAGCTATTCCTGCTGGTGGTTTCTATTATCGTTTATATACCGCTCCCATAAGTAGTCCCACAGAAACTATCGTAAGAACAGACCTGACAGAAGTTACAGATTATTTGTATGCTCCCATTCAGCTTACTCCTGCTAACTGGGTTATTACCGAAGCTTCGGACATAACAACTGCCGAATATAATATGGATTTGTCATTCTATTTTGGTGGAGCTTCTTCAGTTTACGGATATTACGTAACAAATAATATTTTGGACAACGCAAGTACCACGATATTATGGATTGAAAGATTCAACGCAGCACCGTTCTCAATACCTTCAGGTGGAGGAACAATAACTATTACGCCAAGAATTACTTTAGAATAGGGGATAAAAATGTTACTTAATTCCTGTGGGACTCCATATCAAGCTGCTGGGAGCATTCAACAATTTGACCCTGAAAACCCAGAATTAAATTTATTTAATCTTTGGGACCAAGAAATAATACAGATGGGTGGTTCCCCCATTTTCTATTATGAAGTTTTTATTCAGGAAGGTACAGTAGACCCAATTTATTGGGAAGACCGTGGTAAGATTTTCTCTAATAATCCAATTCAGCTTTATTGTACTTATGAGCCAATTTCTTCTACGAATGACCAAGGGGCGTTTGGTATAGATTCGCCAGATGAAATGCTATTTGAATTAAATTACAAAGCTGTCTTAGACGCTGTAGGACATGCTCCTAAAATAGGTTCTCGTCTTTATACTCCACATCTACGAGAAAATTGGGTTATCATTCAAAGAAATTTAGGAGAATTTAAATTGTGGGGTGCGATGAGATTAACAATCATAGCACAAAAGTTCCAAGAGAGTGTTACAACAGGAGAAGGAAATGTAACACAGAAGGCACCAGACTTTAAAATTGTTTAGTGCTTACCTTCTATTTTTTTTAACTTGGTATAATATTTGGGGTGTTCCCTTAAATGAGCAATTGCAATTTTTAATACTTTTATAGGGTCTCCACCAGTTACATCTGTATCTTTGCCCATTTTACCACTATGTTCTTTTTCAACTTTCACGCCCATGATTAATTCTTCAATGGAAAGTTTGGAAATATCTACATTTCCGTCTTTGGCTAATCGTTGTAATTTCTTTTTTTGCTGATTTACTTCTAGCCAAATATTATATTCAAGCATAATAATTATCTCCTGCTTTATATACATAATATTTTTTCATTCTACTAAAACTATATAATTTGTATGGCAAAAAATCGACTCGTAAATTTGGGATCGCAAAACAAAAAATCATTAGCTGATGCATGTGCTCAAGATAAGAGTCTCCCCGGCTCTATAATGGATAACCCACCTGATGTTTTTTGTGATGATAATGGCACAAGAGATGATGGTTGGCTTACAGATATAAGCAATAAAAAAGTTGGTATTGGAGAGCAGCGTTTATGCGACCCAATGCAAACAGGTCAAATAGTTAATGATGTAGAAAAGCCAAATAGAAACGTAGTTTATAGATATTCAAAAGCCATAAGAGGTTGCGATGAAGCAGTTATGGATTTATTTCGAAATATTGTTGTTTTAGACGAGGATGGTAAAGCTCATCCAGTACCAATTATTTGGGCGACACAAGAAAAAGCAGTAGCCGCTGTTTTACAACAAAACGTAAGAAAAGACAATAGTTTGGTAGTGGACAGAATTAGACTTCCTATGCTGGCTATTTATTCTAATTCTTTTGATTTTAATCAAGACAGATATATTTACCATCGTGCTACAGATTATTTACGAAGTCTAAGAACCGATGATAAGCCGGGATTTACTGTAAATGAAAAATATGAAAGAGACACCGTGTTTGGAATTTCAAGGGGTATACCTGTCGATGTAGGGTACACATTATACGGATGGACGCTTTATGTAGAAGATATGAACCAACTTTTAGAACAAATCCTAACAAAATTTTCTCCTATGGCATACATACGAGTTAGAGGAGTTGCATGGGAAACAGGCGTGAAAATAGATTCGATAGCAAACAACGCTGAGATAGAACCGGGCGACGAAAATATTAGAGTAATTAAGTTTGAAGTTAATATGACAGCAGAGACGTATATACCACAGCCGATAAGAAGAAACAAGGCTGTTTTAAAAACAAAGATAGATATTTATGACAACTTAAATGTTGAAGAAATATCAGAATCTATAGACAGGCTAGAAGTGGCCGTAGATGATTGGACACCATGATAGAAATTACAAACAAGTTGAGAAGCCCCATACAACTGGTTGTGCGTTCAAAGAAAGCACCAAAGGCGTTTACAACTTTGAATATTCCGGGTGTTGGTAAGGGGCATAATGTCCGTGTGATTACAGATGAAAGTCATACGGAATATATTGATAGAGTTGAGGGTTTGGGCCTTATTTCGACGAAAAAAATACAAGAATAGCTTATAGGGAGAAAAACATATGGCAATTTTAAGAGGATTTCCGCCATCGAACACAATTAGTCCTTCTGTTCGAATAACTGAGAAAGATTTAAGTTTTATCGCATCAGAAGATTCGTTCCATCGTGCTGGTTTGGTAGGTTTCGCAAGTAAGGGACCAATCAATATTCCAACAACGGTGCGAACATCAAGAGAGCTACATACCGTATTCGGTTGGCCACATCCAGAAGTAGGCGACCCCTATCTGATTTATGCGGCAGAGCAATATCTTCTTATTGCTAACGAACTATGGGTGGTAAGAGTAGCACAGACTGATTTAGTTAACGATGAAGCGGCACAAATAGCAGAAGTAGCAGTTCCGATTTCTGGTACTTCGGTAATTATACAGTCTGAAGACCTTGGACCTTATACCTTCACTGCACCGGGATTCTTTAGATGGAGAGTTAATGGTGTGTTGTCATCTAAGACATTAGTGGTAGCCGAGGACGCAACAGTAGCGGTTCCGGTTAGTTTGACTGTCACTGAGATAGTAGAAGACCTAAACGACCAGCTTGATGACCCCGATACCGATGACCTTGGAATGAACTTTGATGGAATCATTTTTGTGGAAGCAACTACTGGAGAATTGCAGATTCATAGCACCTATGCATATGGCCCAGATGCTTCAATTGAAATGGTATCGGTTTTAAGTTCGATTTATGGTGGAGCAGCAGCCGCCACAGGCTTGGGAACAGGAATGACTCAGGCTATCACCACTGGAACAGCAGCAAGGTATCCAGTAGATTCCGGTACATTGCCCGGAAATTATGATTTCACGGGCTTAACAAATATGTCGCTCCAAGTTGTGGTGGATGGAACAGACAACGTATTGATTGATAATACGATACAAATAATTGACCTCGAAAACTTAGAAGGTCTAAGTAATACAATTACTGAAGTTGTTACTGAAATTAATGATTATATCGACAATAATCTTCCGGGTGGATTTGAAGCAGTAAATCTTGTTGGAACTGATAACTTATCGTTCCGCACTGAGCACTTTGGACGTGATGCACAAATATTAGTTAAAACAGTAGCATCGTATTCCGTATTTGGATTTACAGGAGTTACCGAAAGCGGAGTAAGCCCAGAAGCTACAACAGGTGTCGCAAATGACCATGCTGGAATCATCACTGGTGCAGCAGCCACGGGAACTTGCTTTACCTTAATGGCAGATAGTGCTGGAATCGAAGGTAATAATACTCAGGTAGTAATTACCAATGACGAGAACGATAACACTTTCGTTATGGAAGTATATTCTTCAGGTGTACAGGTTGAATCGTGGGGTAATCTTACGAAGAATCAAGCAAGTAGATACTATGTAGAAACATTCTTGGCCTTGGTTTCAGATTTCATCCGTGTGGACGATAATACAGCCTTAATAGCATCGCCAGCCGATAGTGCTGTTGGAAGTGCTTATGCCTTAACTGGCGGTGCAGACGGAATTCCAGCAGACCCAGATGAACAAGATGATTTGATTATCGGAAATGAAATTGGGTTCACGGGAATGTTCGCATTGTCGGAGCCAGAACAAATTGACATAGATTTGATTGCCGTTCCGGGTCATTCGTCTACGGCAGTTATAATCGCTATGTTGTATATTTGCCAGAGTTTAAGAATGGATTGTTTGGCTATTGTTGACCCACCATTCGGTCTTACTGTAAATGAAATAATTCAATGGCAAAATGGTACTCACCCACTGAACTCAACAAGATTTGATTCAGATTTCGGTGCCTTGTACTGGCCTTGGGTTAAAATCTCTGATATCTTCAACGGTGTCAACGTTTGGGTTCCGCCATCTGGTTCTGTTATGGCCGTGTATGCTAGAAGTGATAACTTCGCTGCTCCTTGGTTTGCCCCTGCGGGGACTACAAGAGGTATTGTGCCCGGAATTACAGACGTGTTTAGTCGTCCAACATTGGAAGAGAGAGATTCGATGTATGGTAATCGCAATGCGATTAACCCAA